ATCTACACTCGACTAGTCGTCGGCAGCGTCAGATGTGTATAAGAGACAGTTCATATTCTGTATTGATAATATTGTCAAAATCATCACTAAAAATTACATAAGGATTAATAAACTGGTTATAACTTCTATCTTCACCTTTATACAGATCAAACACTAGCCAGCCTTCATTATCCATAGTTATTTTAAAACCGTAATTATAAGTCTGACAAATTGATATAATGGTATCTAATAAGTTATCACCTGTAACCTGTTTATCTATTGTTTCTTTAAAACCTTTTAAAGCCCCTAACTTTAATTTTGGTATCTTTCTTTTTAGATCGTATGGATTAATCACATTTTCGTTTACAAGCCTTCTTATAAATGCTTCTGCTGTTTCTCCAGATTTACTATTTGTTTGAGTCCATATTATCCTGCGAGCTAAAATTGACTCAATGGACTTACCAGAAACGGCTATTTTATTTCCTCCTTCTGTAGAGGTTACAATATTTATTTTTTCAATGATCATAATACTTTCATCATCTTCTCTAACAAGATAATTTCTTTTTTGTAATGTTTTTACGGTTTTCAAATCAGCTATAGTATTTAATACAAAATCACCAGTATCAAAATATCTTTTAACCCATTCTAAAGAAATAAATGTATCTATAAAATCTATAATCTCAAAGTCTTTATTTAATACATAAAGTTCCATAGCTATACACCTTCATATAGATTAGAATAAATAAATTTAAAATTTAAAAATTCTTCTCCACTTTCGCATTGATAAGTAAATAAGTTATCTCCTGGTGTAATTTTAAACCACTTATTTCCCTTTAGAATGTTATTAATAATATTTCTTGTTTCTCCATAGCGTACTAGCTCTACTTTTTTATTAAATACATTTGTATTAATTCTTATTAGATCACCATACTGCATTGTTATATTTAATCCAAAATATTCTCTTGTATCAGCGTTGTAAATAGTAGGATTAACTACCTCTCCACTTGCTGAAAGCTCTATAATCAATCCTGTTTCAGTATCTCCAGCATTATATATATTTTGTGTTAATGCTTTATCGATCCTTGAAAATTCTAGCCCTTCATTTTCGATTGAAAAAGGAAACTCAAAAAGATCTATTATAGAAGCCATATTTACAGCTCTTTCTATACGGTCTTTAAAATATGGTTCAAAACATCTAACCTCTATAATTATTGCCTGCTTTTGAGCAAATAATGAACCTTCAAAACCTTCTACTTTTCCAGATATTAAAAGATCTCTATTTTCATTTTTAAAGTATAATTTAACTTCTTTTTTTACTTTAAAATACCTATACAGTCTCTGTCTGTTTTCTTCAACTGGATATGCTGGCTTTACTGTTATGCTTATATCTCTAATCCCTACTCTTGCACTATTTTGAATTTCACCATCTTTCCCAGCTACAGACGTACTATTAAACGTTGCTTTAGGCGGTAATAGTCCATCTATAATTATACTTTCATAAAAAGGTGAGCTAGTAAGTTCTTCCTTTTCGTTTTTTTCATTTTCTACCCAAAGTCTAAACATTACTTATCCCCCTTTCCATGTTTTAAATAATTTTAATTGTTTTTGTGTATTTCTATATGTTTCTAAGCTGTCAATAGCTTTAGGTGAAGTATTATACTGATTAAATGTTACATTATTCACATTACTAGAAGTACCAGCTAAAACATGATTATCCATCTGCATTGCACTTCGTATGTTTTTTATACTGTCATTTAGATTAGACTTAACACTATCTATACTAAACGGTAATGAAATACCTTCGCCTTCTTTTAGCATTTTTTCACTTAAATCTTTAACCGCATTAATGGCTACCTTCGCCTTCTTATCAACACCCTTTTTAATACCTTCTGGTATCCATTGAGATATTTGAGCAAATTTCCTAGACGGTGATTTAATACCTAATGAGTCCTTAAAATCGTTCAACATTCTATTACCGTATGATTTCATACTTTCCCAAAGAGATGGAGCTTTCGCATTTGTACCATTTAGCACACCTTCAAGTGTATTTATACCAGCCTGGTAATACGGATCATTTTTACTTTTTGGATTAGTTTTCATTTTATCAAGCATTTTTTGAGCAGTTTCTTGAGCTTTAGCTTGTACTTCTGGATCTTTAGAATTCAAACCTTTAACTACATTGTCAAATTTCTTTTGAGATACTCCAAAATATTTATTAGTATCACCATCAAAAGCACTTAGCGCTTTTAATGCCATCTGTTGATATTTCCCTACATACTCTGGTGTTTTTCCCTCAACAGTTGAAGTCATACCGTTTATTTCATTTTGTATATTTTGGATCTTTTTTTGTTGTGACTCAATTTGCTGTAACTCTATAGCGTCATTTGTACCTTTATATTTTTCTTGAAGGTACTGTAAATGTTGTTCTTCTGCTAATTTCTGCTGTTCTAATAATTGTATTTTTTCATAATTAGACGTTGCTTTAGCTGTAACTGTACTTGTTTCTATCTTTTTCCATTCTTCCGCATTTTCACTAGATAATCTTGTAGCGTTTGTTTCGTACTCTGCCATAGTATTGTAATAGCCTTGAGCTTCTTCTTTTTTCTTCTCATAGCTTATTTTTGCTTGTGTCGTTTCCTGTTGCAGTATACCGATCCTTGATTGGATTGAACGAGCTTCGTAATCACTCGCATTTGCCAATTTTCCCTGTAAATCTGCTATTTCTTTATCATTCTTCTTTTTCACTTCGGCATATTCTGCTTCTCTCCTACTGGCTTCTATCTGTGCTTCTGTAGCTTTTGTTACTGCTTCTTTATATGCTGGTAGTTGTGCTTCTAAAATGACTTCTGCACGCTTTTTCGCTATCAAATCATCAATAGACTTTATAGTGTCTTTATACTTACTAATAACACCATTTTGTAGCTCCATTTCAGTCCCCAACGCTGAATTTAGCTCATTCAAAATGTACTTAACTCTTGCTTCATATCCTTCTTTAACCTTACCATTTTCATCTGCCAGCGTTTTTAATTCGATTGACAGTGATTGAACATTATTCATTTCACCGTTAGTAGTTTCTATAGCTTTTGTCTGTTCGGCAATCAATTCCTTATGTGTATTGATTGCTTTTTGAGTTTCCTCTATATTTTCCTGGTACTTATTTTTAGCACCGTCGAGAGCTACCAGGTAAGTACCTATAGCTACTGTTGCACCAACTACTAAGGTTGTAAATAAACCTAATGGTGTAGCACTTTGAGCTAAATTAAAGGCTTTTTGTGCAACTGTACCAGCATTTGTAGCGATTGTATGTGCGTTTGTTGCCAGTGTTGCTCCTTTAGTTACACCTGTTAATAAGAGTGTTGTTCCTTTCGTTACTAAGCTGGCTGTATTTGCCAATGTTTGAGCGTTTTTATTAGCTATCCATGCTACTGTTAAACCAGCAATCAAGGCTGATACTGGCTTAATATTTTTAGACAGCCAGCCTAAACCTTTCATTGATGTTTCAAACACCTTGCCTACATCTTTAGCAAAACTGCTCCAATCTATACCGTCCGCCCACTCTTGAAAATCATTAGAAACTTTTTTTATTGAAGGAGCAAGCTCCTTTAAAACATCATTTTTTAGTTTTGTTAAAGAAGTATTTAAAGGCTGTACGCTTTCCCCCAATTCTGCCTGGGTTTCTTTTAACTCCACTGCTTCTCTATTTGCGTCAATAATACTTCCGCTTAGCTGATCATATGTTTCTTTAGACTTGCCAAAAGTATTATTAAGCACTCTAGCGATTAAATCTGCTCTTTCTTGTGTTGAGTTACACGTGGCCAGCGCACTACTAAAAGCGTCCTCCACTGCTTCTCCTTCTTTAACCGATTTATTAAATGCTTTTTGTGCTTTGCTTCCAGCACCTAAAACTAACGCCCACTCTTCATTGGAACGCTTCGCCCAATTTATAGCGTCTGCTAATGAACCAGTTACTTTAGCAACCTGCGCACTTTCATTTATAGACTCTGTTAACCCTTCTATCGGGATTGAGTCACCATAAGAAGCCCATACCGCTATAGCCCCACGTGCTGAATTAGTAAGCGTATCGGTAGACACTTTCATACCCATAAGATTAGTAATAGCGTTTGTTGCCATTTGATCATCTTTTAAATATGAATAAAACTCTTTATATCTTTCTTTTGCAAAATCAACTGAATATCCAAATGAATTAGCTGAACCAGTTATTTTAGCCTGCATTTGCCTGTATTCTTCTGTGGCTTCTGATAATGAAAGGACTGAGGTTACATATTCTTTTGTTTTACTGATAGCTCCATTGATACCATTTGCAATTAAACTGGCTAATGCTCCTTTCATTACTGTAAAGCCTTCACTACTGTTTTTAGCTTCTTCTCCAGTATCTTGCAAAGCGTCCGCTAATTGATTGGCTTCACTTTCTACCTCGTTTAAAGTGGTTTTGCTTGTTTTTAGACTGCTGTTAAGTTCTTTGATTTTGCTGGCTAACTGCTGGGCTTCTGTTGATGTTTTACCCTGTTCTAAGATAATGCTTGTATATTCGCTTTTTAAATCTGTCAACTCTTTTTCCTGCTCATTTATTGACCTTTTGAGTTTATCCATAGAGCTGGCACTCTTGGTATTTTCGCTTTGCATTTCATTTAATTTAAAATTGTATTTATCTATCTCTTTTTCAGTTTTATTAATAGAAGCCTGCTGATTTAATATTGATACTTTTAATTTATCTACAGAATTTACACTAGCCTGCTGTTGTCTTTCAAGTTTAGCTATTTCTTTATTTAAAACCTTTACTTCTTCTGACTCTTCACCATACTGTGCTATTGCTTCTTCTTTTTGATCTTTCAGTTTTTCTAACTGCTGATCATACTTTTGTAAAACATCAACATTATTATTATATTTGTTCTTTAGTTGTTCCAGTTTACTTTTTTCAGCTTCTAAAACGGTATTGAGCTGTTTGATTTTAGCTCCTAATCCATCTGTACTGGTAGCCCAATTATCCAGCTTACTGCTTGACTCTTTAAACTCTGCATTAGCTAATTTTATTTTTTTTGTTGCTTCTGCTGTAGATGTCTTTAATTCATCTATATCCACTTCATACTTAATACCGTAAATATTTTCTTTGTCTGCCACGTTTTCACCACCTAACAATCTGTAACTTTAACACTGTATCTTTTCTTATTGTTTTTAGCTGTATTCCCTGCATAACTGGTTCTAGCTTGATTGTCCTCTTTATGATTATCAATGTATGTATTTAAGTTTTTCACCAGCTTAAACACTTCAACAGCTCTAAAATTATCTAAAGATAACGGATCTAACGAGTTAAATCTGTCACTCAATATCATTTCTATGTCAAAAACTAAATCAATAAGGGAAGTGTCTCCACTTCCCTTACCTAGTTTTTTTCATTACTGGTAGCCAGTTTAATAGTGGAAAATGTATATTTTCCTAAGTCAATGATACATTTAACAACTTCATTAATAGATGTATCTAAAAACTCTTCATCTGTTAAGCCAGGGAAAATATCTTTCATTAATTCACATATTTGATCATAAGCCTGGTTTAAATATCCTGTTACCAGTTCAATAAGTTTAGTATTACTTTCTAGTGAATTATCCAAAAGACATTTAGATAATTCATCAATCTTTAAAGTAACAATAATATCCTTTAACAGTCTCATTTTTATTGAGTAGCTCTGACGGGTATATGTTTTTACAATTTCATCCTGTTTGTTATATATATTCAATTTCAATTCCATTATTTAGAACCCCCAGCTTTTAAAGACATTGTTTCTGCTGCATCTGGATCATATACTTTTGCAAAGAATTTTTCTTCTGTAATATCTCCTCCTGCTTTTACCTTGACATATTTTAATGGCTTATTATCTGCTCCTGCAAATCTATGTTGTGTATAGATTGATGTATACTCCCATTCAAGATTAGTTGTTTCAGTACCATCATCTTTAGTTTTATGGCTTTCTGTCCCCCCAGACATTTTCCCTTTATAGATCCAGTAATACCACTCCTGTCCTTCTGTATCTTCACCAATAAAGCCAACTGCTACGTATGGTCTGTTTTTTGGAGTAGCTAAGTAAATACCTTTTTCGGTATCTGCTTTTCTTCCTTCAATTTTTGCTCTGGTTTCATCATCTAATACAGATGTAGTAACGCTATATGTATCTGCCCCTTCTGCTGAAACAACAATAGAAGCCTGGTTATCGTAATACTCTGTTCCAGAACTTTCCTCTTCTTCTCCTCCAATTTCACGAACCCCAGCAAATCTAACAGGGGTATCATATGCTAAAGTTGTATCGTTATCTGTTGTTAATGTAGCTAACATTAATTTACGTACACCTCTAAGATTTCTAAAAATATTTTCTTTCATTTTAATTATTCTCCTTTTCTATTCTATAAATTTTGCTTCTATACTTCTTCCAGAATGATTTTTAGAAGCGCTGTAAACATCATTTCCTTTGCCTGGCACTATCCAGCCTTTAGACATTAAAACCTCTTTAGCCTGTAAAAGAATATCTACAGTTAAAGAAGGGCTTATAGAATAAAAGTTAATAGTGAAATACCATATACAGCCATCTTCTTCATTGTCATAATAGTTTAGTGCTTCTGTTCCATCATTCCATATTGTAAAAAAATGTTCTGGGTATTCTTCACTGTCTGTAAATGAACCTTGCTCATATACTTCATATCCTAATGTTTCCAGCAGTTCGCTTAACTCATTTTTCATAACAGCTTATCCACTTCCTTCTCTAATGTATCTTCTACAGCTCCCTTAACTGCTTTATTTCTTTTTATTTTTTGAATAAATTTAACTGGTTTTTGTACTGGAGTACCACGATCCAGCCATATAGAAGCTACACCGCCTTTAGATATATCAAAACCTGTCTGTAAAGTTATTTTTTCACCATCATTTTTAACGTTTAAATTAGTTTCTATAGAGTCTTCTGTAAGTCCAGAATATCTATGTTGATCAATTACCTTTAAATATTCCTGTGTTGCCAGTTCACCAGATTTAGTAACTGCTTTTTCAACAGCTTTAGGAATATCACCTCCTAAACGCTCTATATCGTGTATGATTTCATCAACACCAGTAAATGTCATGGTACATTTACTCTTTTTTCTAGCCACGTGACCCTCTAAGCCCTTCAACTTTAAACTTTAAAAACTGGTGTCTATATTCAATATCTTCTGGCTCTCCCATTACTTCAAAAACTTTGTTATCATCTAATCTTTTTAAACGTGTATCGTTTTTAATATCTGGGCTGTACCAGGTTTCCAGGCTTGCTGTATCTTTAATAGCAATAACTCCGTTTACTTCTGTTTCAGTACCTCCATAAGTTAAGAAGGAACAATATATAACTTCTCCTTGATCTGGATATACAGCTATATTTTTTCCTAGTTCTTTTTTATATGTAGGGTTTAATACCATAAACCCTACATTAAAAGGTTTTACAGGTCTATACATCTTTGTTACCTCTTATTTATACTTTCTTTGCAGTACATGAAGATAATTACCGCCTTCATGTACCTTATTAACTAATGTAATTACTCCAGCTGTAGAAATATTGTAGTGTTGCTCTGGCACCAGCTTAAAACCGTTTATATATACTTCAACATAACTTTTACCATTAACATAACCAGGTACTGTATAAGTTGAAGTACTGCCAGTTATTTCTACATAATAATTAGTCTCTGTTGGTATAGCATTAGCTTTTAATTTTGCTGTTAGAGTTTTTAATCCGTTTAGTGATAATACTTTCATTTTTAGTCACCATTAAATTAAAATAACGCTTCGATTTCTTCGGTTGTAATTTCTTCAACTTTTACTAGATCAGCTAATTTATTCTTTTCTGCTGTTGTATAGTCATTAGTAGACAGTTGTTTACCACTGACTTTATCAACTTTATTCACTATTTTAGTATCAACGATATTTCCAACTTGTGCAGATGTTTGATAACCACTGTCATTAGTTAATTGCGATACCTTTGTAGGTAATTCAGTTTTTTTAGCATATTCAGTTAAATTAATTTCACGTGTTCCCAACTTCTCATATTTATTTCCCAGCCAGACATATTCATCATATACGTTGTTTCCAGAACCACTATTAGACAATAAATATAAGATCCCTTTTTTCCCCGTACCTGGTAACTCTTCAACTGCTTGTGTATCAAAACCAGTAATACCAGAAACTGCCTGTGCAATTTCCTGCGTCACTTCTGTTTTAACCGCATATCCACTCAGATCAACATTAACCGCTTTGCTTCCATCTGGTACTAATGGTGATCCATTGACTTTTACTGATTTAACCGTTAACGGCTCTAATGTTGCTAATTTATTCTTTTCTGCTGTTGTGTAGTCATTAGTAGATAATTGTTTACCGCCGACTTTATCAACTTTATTATTTAGATCTGTTTTACTAGCAAAGTTTGTTTTTACAAGTCCTACAAACTCTGTCAGCTTTTCTAAACTTAAAACTTTCATTTTTCTTCTCCCTTACTTAAATAAATCTTGTATTTCTTGTGAAGTGATTTCTTCTAAAACCGTTCCTTCTTCGACTCTATCAAGTCTTAATAAAATATCTTCTAAAATATCTGGGTTTTGTTCTATAACCGCTTCACTGGTTTCTAATCCCTCTAAAACTGTCAGTTGTGAAATAGTAGTATTCCAGTGTTCTTTAGTCTTGCTATTGTGCATACAAACAATGAAATTAATTTCACCTTTATAACGTGTGGCAAAATTTGAGATCAGCCAGCTAAATGTTAAATAATCATCTTCAATAGCTACATCTTCACAGTGGTGTTTATCAGCTTCTTTATTTGCATTTAAATAATTAATACTTACATCAAGTTTTGAAAGATCAGCTATCTGCGCTGTCTTGTGACACTTAAAAAATATCTTTTTTGTATTGTTATCTGCCATAACACCAGCTATCTTTAGACTCTCTGGTATTGTTATCTTCCTGCTTATACTGTCAATCACACAGCGTTCCTCTGTATTTTCTGCTAAAGTATTGATAGGGTCCCTAGATTTTTCAACATATTTTTTATACGCTTCATCTAGTTCATTCATTTTTTTCTACCTCCTTTAGCAGTGCTGTTGCAAGCTCTTTATATTTTTGCAGCTCTTCACTTTCGCTCATTTCTTTTTTTTCATAAGAAAGCTGTATAACTCTATCTTTGAAGTACTCTGATAAATTTACATCACCACTACCATAATTCCACAAATCATTAACACCTCGTGTTACTGTACCTTTACACTTTCTACTTATAGCTAATTCTTTAGGTACACCAGAAGAAATCATATATTCTATGACTTCTTCAATGTACTCTTTAACTGTTTCTTCTTGATATGAAGGGGCGCCTATAGATTTAATAATATTTGCTGTAAACTCATATTCAAATTCCATTGTAGCCCTCCTTATTTTGCTGTTGCCTTAGTTCTTGTTGTTCTAGCTTTAACTAAGCTGTCTTTTTTTTTAAACGTACAAAACCATCTTGTCTAATAACGTTACCAGCTACAAATACAGATCCTTTAATACAGATCATACCTTCTTTAAATTTATAATCTGTAGACTCCATAACCTCTACATCTGAAAAAATAGGTACTTTGTAAGCTGTCGGATCACCATAAATCATTACAAATTCACCCTCATTAGCACTTTCAAAATCTTTCATATTGCTATTGATTTCATAAGGAATTGTATTAATTGTCTTGTTTTTAATATCAATGTTATAAGCTGAATCTCCATTTGCTTTTTTTACTTCTGATAATGCTTTTAATGTTTTCTTGTTTAATAATAGTGTTCCTTGTTGTTCTACATCTTCGTCACCACCATAATTAAATACTGCTTCATTTAATGTATTAATATCAATAGTTGAAATTTCAACATCTTTTGCAGAGTCAATAGCTTTAGGTGTTGCACAAATACCAGTTAATTGTTTTGTACCAGTTCCCAAAATTGTTTGTTGTGATAATTTCTTTTTTATTGCAATTTCAATAGCACTTTTTACTTTTTCATAATATTGTAATGCTGGAAGTTTCTTTGTTTCTTCACTCACTTCGGCATAAGCTGTAATTTTTACTTTTGTCATTGGTGCATAGTCAAATACTGGTTCTGCTTCTGTGTATGCTTCACCTTCACCTGTAATACCACCTTCACCATATGATTTTACATATGCTTCTTCATAAGACTCTCCACCGATTAAGTTTTCTGTTGCTACTTTATCGATCCATGTTGATACTGGTTTAAAAGTATCATTAATTTGTGATCCTTGGTGTTTTGGTAATAATATATTACCAGACTCAATTTTTACTGCTCTTTTTTCTAATAATGCTTTACCACGTTTTTCAAATTCTTCATTCATTTTCTTTTCTCTTGCTTCCATATCTTCACCGCCACGCATACCATAAGTACCACGCATTAATAAAGATCTTTGTTGTGCTTTATTTTCCTCTTCCTGGTTTTCTTGTTCATTATTTTCTTCTTGTTCTTTTTCTTTATCTTTAACATTTGCTAGTTGTTTTTCAGCTTCATCTAGTTCACTTCTTACTTTTGTTAAAGTTTCTCCTAGTTTAGCTCTTTCTTCTTTATCATCACTTTCAATCATAGCCTGTTCTAAGTTAGCTACCTGTGATCTTCTTTCTTCAATAATATTGTTTAAGTATTCTTCGAAATTCATCTTTTAATATCCTCCATATCTTTTTAATAACATTCTTGTTTCAATACTTAATTTAGAGTTCTCCGACTCTCTTACACGTGACTTAGAGTTCTCCAGCTCCTTGCGCAATCTCTCCAGATTATTTTTGTCACGTGCGTATATTTCAGTGTCCTCATATGCTGGAAATGTCACCGCTGATACTTCCACAACACTAGAAATAGCTCTAATCCTATGGGTAGGCTTTTCAGTATCTAAACCTTCCCAGGCTTCATCTTCAATCGAAAACATGAAGCTCATACCTGTAATATCTCCACGCTGAATAGCGCTGTATAAATTTCTTGCTTCTGTGTTATTTTCAATATCTAAATAAACTCTAATAAACAAACCTTGTTCATCTACCCCTAACTGCATAGTAGAGCTTTCGTTATCCTTTCTACTACGAGCTAAAGGAATTTTACTAATATCATGGTTTACTAAAAATCTAACATCTGTAAGATCTGTGTTATCCAATGCTCCAGCTTCTATAATTTCCTGGCAAAAACCCAGATCAGTCATAGAGTCATAAACAATCGGTCTCCCCTCAATAACTTTTCCTTTTTCATCTTCTGTAGCTCTTACTTCAAAATTATAGGATCTGTTAATTAGTTCTTTTTTATTTTTCATACTACACCCCCTCGTTGTCCTTTAAATTTTTCTGTTTCATTTGATAAGCCTGTGCTAAATCAACATCTATGTAATTTAATGACTGCATACGTTTGCCTTCCAGCTCTTCTAAAGGCTCTAAACCTAGAGCAATACGTTTTTCATTTTCGTACAGATCGCCACTATCGCCTAAAATTCTAATGGCTTCTAATACCTGGGTTGTAGTCATGAATATTAAAGCCTGTGGTAAGAAAATAATTTCATTTCCTAACTGCTTTTCTCTGTCTGTAAACAGTGTTTTAGTAAAAGCCTGTGATATTGCTATAACAAGTGGCTCTAATTTTTTTTGATAAAAGGCTTCATACTGATCTTTTGTATAATCACCAGTTAAGATAGCCATACTGACTCCAAAAATTCTCAATATTCTGTTATCAATAAATTTAAGCGTATCAGCGTCCACCATCTGCACTTTTTTAGCTATAGGTATGTAGTCGCTTTTTCCATCAAGCCCTAAAATACCAGACTCATTATTTTTTAGTTTTTCGTTAAACTCATTTACCATATTCTGTACTTTATCTCGATCCATCATTGAACCAGATTTAACAACACCATTAATAGAAAATGAGCTTTTCATAGCTTTTAATATACCTTCTCTCATATTGGTATCCATTTCCAATAATTTAATAAGCGCGTCATTGTCTGGCTGTCCGTTTTCGTTTCCTCCTAAATAATCATTAAAAGAAAACTTATATCTAATATGGATCACTTCGCTGTAAGGCAAAGTAAATTCTTGCATATTTTTAAACTGCATTTTTATAAATAAAGTTCCTGTAGTATCTTCTAAAAAATCTACTTTTCTAGGCTGTAGGGGATAAAGGGCTATATACTGCTTTGACTTACTGCCATCTTTATTTTTAATCACTTTGTAAACTGGATATATAATAGCGTTATAGTTTAAAAACAAATTCCAGATCACTTTACTCATAAAATCGCTTTTAGTCATAAGTTCATTAGGGTTATCCAATACATACTGTATAGATCCTTTAACTGGTACTTGATTATGTTTTTCTCCTCTAACGTGTTTAGGCTGTAGCTTTGTCATTTCCTGTACAATACAATCAACGATAGATTGTACAACATCACTAGCATATATATCTGATCCAAACTGTGAAAAGATAGGCAATCCACTGTTTAACATATGAGCATATCTCAAACCGTTTATTTTATTTTTCAGCTTTTCAAATATTCCCATGCACAACCTCCTTTACTAGTTATTTTGTGTCAGCTGTCCTCTGTACCTTCTATATATTTCATATAGAATTATCAGCGTTACAGCTCCATCAATTCTCCTTGTAGCCTGGTTATTTATCTTTATACATAACACTCTCCCGAAGTTATCAATCTTCATAGAAGCATTACCTAAACACCATCTGTCTAACTCATTTTCGTTATAATTAACGTGCCTTGCTTTAAGTTCCTGCTCACATAGTCGCATAGCGTTATTTAATGTTTCTGCATTTTGTAACACCATTTCACACTCTATACCGTATTCTTCCATACGGTCTTTAAACTCTCTAGCAAAACGCTGATCATAACCACAAACTACTGTTCTAATGTCATAATCTTTATAGAGCTGATAAAACCAGTCTGCTACTTTTGTTAAATCGTTATCTAAACCTGGTAAAACTGTGAGTATACCCTGTTTAGCCCATTCTTCATATTTTGCTCCAGATTGCTTATCGTCACTATTCTCTAGTTTTCCCTCTGGTATGAAGTACATTGTATGTACAAACTTTGTATTACTATCTTGATCTAAAGCCATTATCTTAGCACACGTTAAATCTGTTGTTTCACTCAAATCTACAGCACCAATAACATATTTTCCCCTTAGATCCTCTATATTAAATTTAGCTTCATAGATATAATCTTTTTCTTCCAGCCAGCTTTGAGAATTACTTTGTTTAAAGTTAAAATCTTTACTTAAAACAAACATTCTATCAGCTTTTGAAGATCTGGCTTCATCTACCTGCTCTCTTAAATAATCCCATTTTTTAACTATCCCTAATGATGGATTAGACTTCTGCCAGCTTGCTTCATTTTCCCAAACTTCCCGTTCACTGTCCTGTGTATAAAGCCAAGGTAAAGTACGTTCCGCTTTTATACCATCATCTTCACCATTGATAATAGCTCTGCATTTTTTTAACTCTTCATCTAAATACCCATCATTTACAAAGCCTTCGGTAGTAATATTTATAAACTTTGGATTATCTTTTAATGATTGAGATTGTTCTATAGATTTTGCTATTACATTGGTTTTCATTTCATGGGTTTCATCCACAATAGCAAAACCTATATTTCTTCCTTCTTTGTTACGTGTTTTATCACTAAGTTTAAATATCTTAGTGTTTGTTGCCTTGTTAATGATCCATCTTTGATTACGTTTAGTATCTAAATCATTAGGATCTATTAACATTCGCATTAGGTCTATAGCGTCATAAACTATAGAAGCTTGATTATCATCATTAGAAGAGCAAACTATATCATTTCCTTCTTCTCCTATTACAAGCTCTGTTAATGCAAGTGCTGAACACGTTTCACTCTTTGTATTTTTACGTGCAATTAATAAAACTATTTTTTTAAATCTATCAAACCCTGTATCAGCCATCTTAAAGCTATAAACAACTTCTATAAAAGCCTTTTGCCAAAGCATTAATACCATAGGTTTATTATAAAAGGGGGCTTTAGTTAGCCTTACACAATTCTCCATGAAGTCCATACGCTCATAAGCGCCAGTAGTATCATAGTAATATCTAGGGTTATCTAAATCTTCTATCAATCTATCTAATTCTTTAATTAATTCTCTTCCTGCTATTATTTCGCCAGATCTAATAGCTTCTCTATATTGAATTAAATACCAATCTTTATTAATCATTAGCTTTTTCTTGTAAACGTTGCTCCATGTATTTTCTTAATGGACTTTCAACCGTTTCACTTTCAATACCTAAAGCACTATTAACAACTTTTAAAGCGTTTAGATAAGATTGTGATAGATCTTTATACTGTTTATATGCTGGTGTTACTTTTTGCCTTGTAGGATCATCTTTTTTTACGATAATAAAGGGTAAAGTTTCTAGATAGTTTAAATTTTCTTCTAAAAACACCAACCTATCTATTAAGGGATCTATTAATTTTAAGGTTTCCACGTCCAGAGTTTTACAAATATCTAGTACTTCATCTTTCCTATTCATTTTTTGTTCTCCTTTCGTGTGTTTTTTCAAACTTTCATTTTTTCAACCGAAAAATCTCAATTTTTTGCTTTCTGCAAGAGAAAGGACTCGGTTGCAGTACTCTTCATACTCAATTTTAAAAATTGGAGTGGGGGTATTAATTACTAAAACTATCAAACCAATCTTTAACATATTCCTTATATTTTTCTGGTCTGTCTTGAACATTCATCAAACATTCATCAATGCTTTTATTAATAAATATTTCTTCTGCCCCTATCGTATTAACAATACGCTCTCTTTCTGCTTCCATTGGATAACCTCCTACTATGTAAGCATTATTAAAGCGTCCGTTTCTTGTCTTGATCATATCCAAGATTAGATCTCTAATCATAAAAACATTTTTAGATAATCTCCTGCTGTTCTCGTACCTGCTGTTAATAGATATACACTGATAGATGTTATCTAGATCTAATACAAGATCATGTACACCAGCAACACTTTTTATATAGTCACTTTTACCAGAACCAGGCGCACCATATACAAGATATATATGTCTTGTTCCTTCACTACCAAAACGCTCATGTATACGATTATGAGTAGCGTGTGATACTATCTGTATCAAATCTTCATTTAATGAAATATCATAGTCATTGACATTACTCTCCGTTAATACGATTGTATGGTGCAAAATAATATCATACTTATTTACTATCGGTTTTCCTGTTATTTCATCATAAACAAACCCATCATCTGGGCTGGTTCTTTTTAAAATTAAACATTCTCTAAAGCTCTGCCACTTCTTAGACCTGTAAAAACTGCTTAATGTAAACATTGTTATTCCCTTTACCTAGTTAATTCTTCTTGTCCTAATTCAATTAAAACTTGTTTAACTTCATCTTTTAATTTAGCTGGTACTTCTTTAAATGTTAGTTTTCCATCTAAAATGCGATATACTAAAAAGTTAGCCATTTTAATTACCTCCCAACGTCAATAGAATTAAATCTTGAACCGCTTGTGCGGTTACTTCTTGTTCTCGTTTTAATATTTCTAATTCACTAGGTTTGTTTAATTCCTCAAGTTCTTCATATGTATAAGGAATATAAACATAAATATCTTCGTACTCGTCAAACGCTTCTTGAGGCGCTTGATAAGGAACGTCAATAACTTTTGATACATCTTTACCACCATTCGGATATTCCGCAATAGTTTCGTAGTGCCATTGTTCCTTAATTTCTTCTACAGCTTCGTGATGTCTAATAAATAATTTATCTAGTTTCAAATGTCCTTTATTTAAATCATATTCTTTTAATTCCTGTGTTTTATCTTCATTAAAAACTCTCATATTTGCCTCCTTTAAGAAACACGTTTCCACATATAACAGGTTATATATGGTTGTACGGTTGTAGCAGGATTACCATCAGATTTAACAACCCTAGTAGTATTACTTGCTCCTTGCGGTTTAGCCCCAGCGCTAGCGTCAATTACCATATCATAAGAACCATAGCCCGATACAACGGGTTCACTGTCATATCCTATGGTATGAACATTCCCCCCGACTGCACCTATCAATGCCCTAAGTTCATATTCTTTACTTCCGCCCGTTTTTTCAACTGTATTAAAGTTTGTATCACCTGTATTTATACCAACAGGTACTCTGCCACTTCCCCACGGTGTCCACGTTCCACCAAACAAAGACGAGGGCGAAGTTGGGCTAACGCTCATATAGATAGCGCCAACAGGGTAAATTTTTGCTAATACTTGTTCCATTGTTGGTACTTCAACCTTGCAAAAATTTTCATCAAAGCCATATACTTTACCATGTGTTGACATAAAATAAACCTCCTAAAAAATTTGCTCTTCTTTGATTTTCTTATTTAATTCAAATTCTTTCTTTTTAATTTCTAATTCTGCTGGATTGTTGCTATATCTATTTTTCGCCCAATTCTTTAGTAAAAACTGTGCACAAGCTACAGAAGGCTGTATATAAACTTCTTCTTCATAAAATTCTATACGCTCTGTTTCTTTTAATCTTTTACCATTTTCGTATACAACTTCTTTTAGCTTCATGGCTTTTTTTATTGTTTTAGTAAAGCCTAAAGCACTCCTAAACATAGCTTGTTCAAGATCTTCAACAGCTTTTCCCCTGGACTCTTTAACAAGTGACGAAAAAGACGCTATTTTTCTTTTGTGAGTTTTCCAGGTAGTGTAGGAGATACCTAAATATTTAGCTACCTCCTTCTCACTTGTTCCTTTTGCTAAAAGTTCTTTAATTTCTTCTAATCTAGGCAATATGACTTCATCATATTTATTCTTTCTGCCACGTGACATAGTACATCACTACGCTTTAATTAATTTTCCTTGTCTTAACAAAGAACATAACTGTTCATTTTGTGAAGCAGTACCAGAATAATTAGCAATTCCATTTACTCTAGCAATTAATTTTCTATGACTAATGCTACTGTCAACACCGATAGCTTTTAAACCGTCTACAATAGACTTACTGTTAGTTGCAGGGTAACAGTTAACTTGATTAGTTGTTCCTGCACCTAAAACCTCTCTAATATCACCATCATTAACCCAGCATAAACCATCATCTAATAGATAAGGGTTTTTAGTTCCGTTTTTAATTTTGGTAATAATTCCATAATTACGAGCCATGTTAGTAGCTAAAATAGCTTCGCTGTTTGGAGCAGTTGAAGATTTATAACAAGTACTAAAGCGCACCTTTTGACCAACTGCATATTTATTTTGTCCTGGATTAGGTGTAGGCTGTGGACCAGGAGCAACACTATTTGTATCTACGATAGCGTTATAAATAGCTTCTGCTACCTTTTGTGCGCCTAACTGTTTATATTTGTTAGCGTCCTCTGTATCTACAAAACAGCACTCAATCAACATTGATTTAGCTTTTGTTTTATGCACTACATATAACCCCGAACCATCTTTAACACCACGATTTTTAAAGCCCAGCGCTGAAATATTAGCGCATACTTCTAAAGCGTCTGTAAATTGTCTACCTTTGTATGTATAAACTTCTACTCCTTGACCGCCACCAGCATTAAAGTGAATAGAAATAAAATAATCTAATGTTTTATTGTTTGCTAAATTAACCGCTTCTTTTAAATAAGCATTTTGTGAGTTAGCTCTATCAATAGTACAGTTAATAACTTCATGACCATTAGATCTTAATAAACTAATTAAAGCATTTCCTACTTCTCTTGTTTCCACGCTCTCATTAATAATTCCTACTGCCCCAGATCCTGGACCAGCAACAGTATGACCACAATTAATACCAAACTTCATTTTAATTTCCTCCTTTATTTTTTAATAAGTTACAATCATCTATCTTGTTTAATCTAAGCTCATGCAGATTGACAACTTTGTTTAAATTGTCTATCTCTTCACCATGCTTATTAATTCTTCTATCTCTAATTTGATCGCTTTCTTTCATGTTTTCGATTGCTACAGTTAGCTTTACAATATTAATATTTAATTCATCAATAGGCTTTTTTTCTCTTTCAGCATTGTTTTTAACAGTTACATAAACACCGACAATAGCAATCAAGCAAGCTAGAACCATTCCTAAAACTGTGTAATAATCAATCATTTTTAATACTCCTATGTTTTTTCATTCGTTCTAATAAGTTGATCTAACCCAGTAGAAGCTAAGCCAGAAGCTAAACCGCCTAGAATAACTTCGGGTGTAAATGTACCCATTACCCAAACATTAACTACCACTCCTGCAACTGCTACGATTGTAGGAATGTATTTGTTATCTACATCATCGATCCATTTTTTTACGATATAACCGATACAAAAACACGTCGCTAATGTAATAGGCACAATATAATCTTGTAAAATTTCCATATAAAACCTCCTTCACTTATATAAAAATCATAAGATTTATTTATAATTTTTTCATGGGCGCATTTTTGACACGTTTTTGACATTTTTTTGACACGTTTTTGACAACCTATAAAATTTAATATCGTCCTTTAGACATAAAAAAAGGGCTTTATAACAAAGCCCTGTCACCGTAAATTATTATAGCAAGCCTTTTAATAAGCCTTCTTCGCTGTCTGTATAATGTTCTTTTATCCATTTGTATTAACTCCGCTGTTTCATCATATGTTAATCCATCTACATATAAACATTTAATAATGTCGATATATTCATCATCTGCTATTAAGTTTATTGCTTTATCCATGAAGCCTATAACGTTTCTATATTCATCATTTATTTTTTTACCACTATTCAAATCTTTATATGTCTTTAATAAATAAACTACCTTTTCATATGGTGTACGATTTTTTAATACTGTTTCTACAATCTCTAATGCGTCCATTTATAGCCCTTTCCCTATTTTAAATTTACATATACTTATTAAGCTAAAGATAGGTTTATTTTACTGTATAGCTTCTTAGCAGCACTATTTTAGCTTCGTAAAATATTTATCCAGATCTTTTCTTTTTAATTTTAAAACATTTCGGTATTTTCTTATGTCTCCATCTAGATCAATTGATCTGGCAATTAATATATTTCCTCCTCTATCAACGATTTTATCCCATTTATATACTTTTCCTTTTTCTATTTTAATCAGCCTTGATAATCCGTTTTTTAGTTTTTTAGGTACTAATATATCTTTATTTAATTTATACACTGACAGATTAATAATCTCTGTTTCTGGCTCATTCATCATCTTTCACTTCCTTAACGCTTCTTTCATTTTCAAAATAAACTCCTCCAACTTTTTCAAAATTTCTAGCGTGTTCAATATTGCTAGTATGCTTACAATAATCATCTATACAACTTTCACACGCTAAACAATCACATAAATATACTGTTTTTTTCTTGTTATTAAAATGTTCATTAATTAGCTGTTCAAAGATACACAATTCTTCTTCATACGGATTATAAATACTGTTGCCATCAATCTTTACAGTACCATCAGCTATATACTGAAATGCGTTTCTACATACTTCTTCTGTCAATTTCATTATTTTACTTTGCCTTTCTTTTATTTATCAGTTTTTCATTTTCTTTTACTTTTTAATTCCATAACATACTGTTTTATTGTTAAATGCATACTTTCTAAATCTGAAATAATGCAGTTCAATAACTCCTTTATTAATTCATCTGCTGATAATCTACAATCTAAACAATAATGATTGCTTGAATAAGGCAAATCAAAAAGAATATAAATCTTATCCTCTTTAGCTTCCCACGCTTTAATTTCAACATCATCAAATTTATTTTTTTTATCTTTAAAATAGCTCCAAACAATACTCATATTTTTATCAACATCATTAAAACTTGGTGTTTCTTTTTTTAAATTTATATGTACTTCTTCCATGCCCTTAATTCCAACCGAAGCTATTTCATATCCCTCTTTTTTTCTTTGATCAATCCATCTAGAAATATGTTCTAATGCGTTCTCTTTATTCATCATCTTTCACTTCCTTTATCTCTACTTTTACGATTTCACAACATTTAGGAATTTTTTTTAACAATAACTCATTAAACTTTCCTTTAACTTCAAATTCACTAAATAATTTAGGTGTATTGTATTCTTGATATTCTTCATTTATATATCTCATTTTAGGCTTATTGCCATTTGATCTATAATCAAATCCAAATACAAATCTACCATCTTTTTTATTCCTTATTGCATAAGCAATCATCATTTTTTCACTTCCTTTTCTGTATCAATATTCATTTTCTTTTTTAAAAATACCGGTACTTCGTGTATTTCATCTATTAGCATAATAAAATTCGTATTTTTTCTTTTTAGTTTACTTACTCTATTTACCTTCATTCCTCTTAATTCTTTATAATATGCTTCTAATAATTCCTTATAAAATGACTCACCATAGCTCGCTAAACAATATATCTTTATTTCTTTTCCTTCTTTTATTGCTTGTGATATTTGTTTTATAACCTCCTTTTGATAAGGTAATAAATTTATATTTTTCAACTCTACAAACTTCTCAACAAACTCTATAAATTCCATGTTTTACCTCTCTTTGCTCTATTTTCACTATCAAGATAACCCTATATTATTTCGATTTATTCAGTACCTCTAAACCCTAATAATACCAACGCTTTCAAGCTGTTTTACTGATAAAAAACTTTTGATACTTTTTAATCCGTTATTTACTTGTTTTTATACCTGTTTTATAATCTTTTTGAGGTGATATTATGCCTTATGTTAAAAATGAAATTTCCTATCTTTTTTGTCCTGCTATACATAAATCTATCCCTTATGAATTTTCGATATATCATAGTGGAAAGAATGTGTATGCTAATTGTGTAAAATCACAACACTGTGTTTTTGATGATTGCCCTTTTCAAAAATGCAAAACAGTTTATAAAGATGGAAAACTCATTTTAAGAGATTAAATTTTTATTTAATCTCTTTTTTCTATTTCAATTTTTACATCATAGATTATTTCTTTTGGTATTTTTGTGACAGTTTGTATATGTAATCTCTTATCTTTTTCATTTAACATTCTGTGTTTTATTTCAATATGATCATCATAAAAATCTATTCCTTCTACTTCTTCATAATAAGTATATGTAAGTCCATTCGTTTTTAATTTTAAATATCTAACTTCTATTTTCATTGTTTGCTACTCTTCCTTTCTTTCATATCTGTTACAGCATGGCAAATCTTCATCTATTAACTCGTATAGTTCTAGTTCTAATAAATCTCTTATTACAATTTCTTTTAAGGTACATTTATAACACTTTTCACCATTTGTCATGGCAAACTTTCTCATTGGAACTTTTGATCTATGTATACAATCTTTCATAGTGCATATTACATCTGTCATGGTTCGCTAACCTCCCTCATTAAATTAATAAGATAATAAAATGCTAAAGATGGACTTATAATCTCTGCTAATTTTAAAAACCTATGACATACTAACCATTTAACTATTTTCTTTTCACCACTCTCTAAATCCCTTCGATCATTTTTCTAATATTTTCAACTGCTTCATTTTCAATATCTTTAATTTCATTCGTCATTTTTATAATTTGTTTATTGTGTTTTTCTTCGATAATTTGATTTAAACAAATTAATATATTAAATGCTTCCTGTGCGTAATCTCTTATTTTTTGCTGTGTTTGCAATTCGTTAAACTCTTCATAAGTTACTTTCATTGTTTTCTATCCTTTCAAATATTTCTTTATTTTTTTTCTTTCTTTTTTATTAACTCCTCTAAACAATGATTTTCTTAATATCTTCTTCTTTTTTCTAGGCATTTTTTTAGATTTATTAAAACTATCCTCTATAAAAAATGCCCTTAATCTATATTGATCTTTGAATGTTATTTCTACTCCAGTACAATCTACACCTATCGAGTAATCAATACCTATTTTTAAACAGTTTCTTACTTTCATATTTATAAATACGCTCCTATATCTGGTCTTAGTTTAATTCCCAATACAACGTAATCCTTTTTTGTATACTCTGGATCATCACAAATATACGTTATCTCTGCATTAACGTATCTTCCTGTATATCCTTTGTTATCAAATTCTTCTAATACAATTAGATCACCAACTTCAAAACCTCTATCATTAAATCTAATTTCAAATTTTTTAATTTCAGCTATAACATCTTTAAAATAATTAGGTCTAATCTTTAAATTATGTACATTCATTTTTTATCTTCTTTCTATTCATCTTCTACAACATAATACTTACCGTCTAAAATACCGTTGAATGTCAGCCAGCTAGATAAATAGTTATGCCTTATATTTAACAGTCTTACTAATTCATCACTGTACATTGAACCGCATACTAATGTAATATCGTTAATATCCAACAATAAAAAATGTTGTTTTGGTCTACCCGTTGCCATATTTAAAAGCTCCTAGAATAATATAACTTCTTTAACTTTTTCTTCTTCTAAAGTTATTTCATCTTTAAAATACTGTTTAATTACATTTTCTGCTTCTACTTTTGTAAAGTTGAATGTTGCCATAAAATACTTAGTTAATAATTCTTTCTTCCATTCTTCGCTCATTTTTAACTCCTCCTATAAATAATCAAATATAGTTGTTTGTACTGGACCTTTATGTTTATAATCAATCCCTAAAATTTCATAACTTTCTTTAAAATATTCAATTACAAATTTTCTTTGTTGTTCTGATAATCTGTCTCTTATACACATCTCCGAGCCCACGAGACTCGACGTCATCTC